AACTATGGGAATTGAAACAGCAATTCTTGCATCAGCAGGTGCAAATTTAATTGGATCTAAAATGGCAGGAGATGCGGCTAAATCAGCAGCAAGAACTTCTGCTTCATCGGCTGAACGCACAGGGGCTATGTCTGCCTCTGCTGGAGCATTTAGACCAGTAGCAATTCGTGGGTCTAGGTTTGGTGATGCTAGTTTTACTATGGGCACTGATAAGTATGGTACGCCTATTGTTACTGGTGCTGAATTTCAAGCATCTCCAGAAATTACTGCTTTACAAGACCGTATTCGTGCTTTATATGGAGATAGTCTTGGGCAAGCTGAAGCTGCTCCAGGACAGATACAACCTTTAACACGAGGAGCTACTGGGTTATTTAAGTTGGCAGAAGACTATCTTGCTACGTCACCTCAAGCTGCTCGTCAACAGTACATAGCTGAACAAACAGCTCTTATTGATCCATTACGAAAAGCAGAAGAACAACGCTTAGCTTCTACTGTCTTTGGTCGTGGTAGAGCTGGGTTAAGTGTTGGTGCTCAAGGTCAACCAGAACTTGCTACACTTGCTGCTGCTCGTAGGACACAAGACCTGCAACTAGCCGCAGCGGCAGAACAAGCTGCTCAACAACGAATTGGGTTTGGTGCGGATATTTATGGACGAGGGACTAATTTACTTGACGTTGGTTACGGTCTACAATCAAAAGCATTTACTCCTTTTTTAACGCAGTTTGGTGCTGAACAAGCTTTAGAAACAGCAGCACTTAAGCCGTTTGAGATGGGTGTAAACTTAGGCGGTAGAAACGTAAATACTGCAGGAGCTTCCGCATTATTACAAAGTGGTCTAACAGCCGCACAAACACAACTACAAGGTTCTCTTGTTGGTCCATCCTTGATGGCTAGCAACCTTGGTAATATTAGTAATCAGTATATGCGTCAGCAACAACAGAATCAAATGTTTGATAGACTGTATGGAATGAATAGTCCTTTCGGTCAGACTGATGCAGGCGCTGCTTTCCGTGGTGTAAACCTTTATGGTGCTGGGTCATCTCCTGTAGGAAACTGGTATTCTCAAACCCCTGATAACTTTATTATGCCTTAAGCGGAGTAAGAATGGCTACTAACATTGCATCTTTATTTACTGCACCTGAAGATATACTTGCTGCACAGCAGGTTGCTGATCAACAACGTAGAGCTGCGCTAGCACAACAAGGCGGTCAGTTTGGTGTCTTTGCACCGCTGTATCAGGCTGGTCTACAGCTTGGTGATACTGCTGCTCAGGCTTTGTTTCCTACGCAAGATCCCCGCCTGCAGCGTGCTACAATGATTCAAGGCGTGCTATCTAAGTATCAAGATCAAGACATGACTGATCCTGATGTGTTAAGTAAGATGTCTAGAGAGTTTGCTGGTATGGGAGCCACTCGTGAAGCTATGGCTTTGGCTCAAGATGCTCGTGCAGCTCGAAAAGAAGTCTCTGCTGAGAAGCGTGCTCAAGCTGCGCTGGATATTCAACAAGCACAAGAGCGTAGAGCGGCCTATCAGTTCAATCCGCAATTGGCTATCGAAGATGCTGGTAAACTTGCTGAAGATGATCCGCAGCGTACAACCTTGTTAACCGTTGCTGCAAGGTTGATGGAGAAGGATAACTTTGATAAAGCAGCTAAGACAGCTAAGATTGATTCGGATATGGCTGATGCAATATATAAACGAGCTGCTGCTGATAAGATGCGTAAAGAAGCAGCTACTGCTGGTGGTGGTAAGATCAGCACAGCGTTTGTGTCTGAAACACCAGATGGTAAGGGAATAGTTCCGTTAACAGAGGTTAATGGTAAATTGTATATGCCTGATGGTAGCTTAGCTACTAATGTTCGTATGGCGAGAGAGTCTGATCTGGCTGCTATTATGCGTATGCAAGGTGGAGGAACAACCCCTGGTGGTTCTGCACAAGACCCTGCTGCTGCAGCTCGTGCTGAACTTGAAAGACGTAGGAAAAATCAATAATGGCAGATATTAATTGGAGTGCTTTATCTAATTCTGATTTAGAAGCTATTGCTGCTAATCAGTGGGATAAGGTTTCTGATCCTGCATTAAAAGTCATTAGCGGAGAAGAGTATGGCACACTTGAAACACTTGGTCGTGGTTTCGAGCGTGGTGTAACTTCTACTCTACGTGGTGTATCACAGTTCTTTGGTAACGATCTAGATTATTATAACAAACAGTTTGATTTAAAAACTGACCTAGACCGTGAAAAAGAATATCGTGCTATGCTGGAGACTAACCCAGTAGCTGCTGTTACTGGTGTTCTTGCAGGTTCTGTAGCTGACCCGACTAACCTCATACCTATTGGCACAGCCAAGACTGTCAAGCAGTTTATCGGCCAGGGAGCTGCAGTCGGTGGTGTAGCTGGTGCTCTTGAACCTACTTATACTGATGAGTTCCAAGACAGTCGAGTAACTAACACCATTGCTGGTCTAGCTGTAGGGGGTGTAATTGGTGGTGCTATTGGTAAACTTGTTGAAAAGTTTGGTCCAAAGGTCACTGATGATATCCTTGCTACTGGTAATGTCTCTCCAGATGGTAAGGAGATTACCACTCCTCACTTTAAACTCAAGCTGGGGGATGACGGGGAGTGGCAACGGATTGAGGTGGAGCCTACAGAAGCTCTGCTCAAGGCCAGGGAAGAGGCTGTAGCAAGGCGAGAAGTACTGCCTGATCAACCTATCACCACGATAGAATCACCGCAGGCTTTTGTAGCTAGGTCCGTGGATGAGGAGACTCTACCTGTACTGCCTCAGTTTCTATCAGGAGCTAAGCCAAAATTCGCTAAATCCGATATTGAGTTCGATACTGATCTGGATAAGGCACTGTACATTGTTGGAAATCCTACCACAAAGTCAGCAAAGCATGATGACTACATGACATTTCTACGCCAGTCGTTAGGTCTGCCTGACAACGAGATCCTGAAGATTGCTCAAGGTGTGCGTAAAGAAGTTGTGCAGGCAGGTAAGGTAGCTCAGCTTGATGCTGGCCTTGGCGGTGTAGGCGGTATCAGTAACTTTAAGTTTGGTGTGTCCAAGGCCCTGGATGCTGCTATCAATCCAGTAAACAAATATCTTGACGATGTCTCAAAATCAGTGTATAATCTAGGGGCTGGTTACCGTACTGGTCCTAAAGGCTATCCTGTCCTTACGTTGAAGCAGGCTGAAGAAGCTGTGTCAGTTATGCAGCGAGTAGATCCTACGTTTGTTCGTAGTATGCCTGATGCTGCTCGAAATGTGGTGGCGTATCGTAAGTATCTGGATGACATGAAGGCACTGAAAGGTAGACAGTTTAAGGCTCCGTCTTTTGAAGGTTTTATAAAGAACGGTATTGATGCTGATGACCAAATTAAAATGGCAGAAGCTGGTTTCTTTGATGGATGCAGATAATGGCTAGATGCGATTTACCTTTATACAAGAATGTTCTACCTAAAGTTAGGGTGACTCAGCTCACTTCTAACCAGATGAAAAGAATCTCTAATCTGGATAAAGGTAAGAAGCAGTTCTTTATGAATGAGCGTTTGTATGCCGATGACGCTGAAAAGGATTTGATGGAAGGCATGGCTTATGTTTTTAATAAGCGCTTAGAAGGTAAGACAAACCTTAACATCAATATGGAGTCGTTCACAAACGACACTTATCAAAAGGCACTCAAGGCTGCTAAAGATGAAGGTCTAACACCAGATGCTCTGGCGCTTGGTGAAGATATCTTACTGAAGAGTCAGAAAGGTGCTCCGCTAACTAATGAGCAACGTGCTATAGCTTTACCTGCTTTCTTAAAGCGTTTTGAAGCTCAGCCGTTACTGAATCGTCAGTTTCTTCAGGCTTATGAATCTGGTGATGAAGACATGATTGCTCGTACTGGTGCAGAAATTGCTAAGTCTATTGCTATGTTTGCTGGTGTGCGTGCTGATCAGAATGCTTTGTCTGTTGGATTCAACACCTACAAGTATATGTATAAGCAGATTCAAGCTAACGCTACGATAACAAAACTATTCCAAAATGGTGATTGCTAATGGCAGGTATTAATAAAAAGTGTGCTGACTTCCTAGCTAACTGGGTTAAATCTACAGACGATATTATGACCAATCCAGTGCTGTCTCCTAGTGAGGCAGGCGCTGCGGTGGCAAAGAGTGCAGAAGCTGTACTAAAAGAACCTAGTATTCGTGAGCGTATTGGTTCATTTATTCGTAATAGCTATCTGTCTGCTTTGTCAACCCAGGTGGTTAACTTTGTTTCGCAGACTGCACAACTTGCCCTAGCTCCGATTGTTCGTGCGGCTTCAGGTAAACCTGGGGAAGGTTATGCCATGCTGCGTGGTGTGTTCGAGGGATTTACAGAAGCGTTTCCTCGATTCATGGCAGGTCTATCTAAGCGAACAGAAGACTTTGATGGTAATCAGCATCAAGCATTTGACATCGTTAAAAACAAGTATGGTGATGCAGTTTTGACATATCCGCAGCGTTTAACAGGTGCTCTTGACCAGGCTTTCTCTGCAGTACTGGAGCGCATGGAATATCGTGCGATGATTCATCGTATTAATAATAAGTTTCCTGATGAGTACTTTGCAAAACAAGGAACAACTCGTGAAGCTTTTATTAAAGAACTTGACCAGATTGCTACAAAGCAAAAAGATGGTAACTTGTCAATGCTTCGTTATCTAGAAGGTAAAGACCCTGAGTTACGTTATCAGTTAGAAAACTTTGCAGCATTCAATACATTCCGTACACCTCTTGGTAAATCATTAATTGATCGAGGCGGTCAATTAGTTTCTGAAGCTAAGAACATAGCACCTGAGTTAAACTTGGTAGTTCCATTCTTGCGTACTGGTATTAACATTGCCAAAGAAGCTGGCGGTTATATACCTGGTGCTGGAATGCTTCGTGTACGTCAAGCTAAATTAGATATCAAAGATATTAATGAACAGCTGGCTAAAGTGTCTTCTCAGATTGTAGCAGCAGAAGATAAGCTTGCTAACGCTGTGTTTCCTACACAGATTGAAAAAGCACAGTCACGTCTAGACCAGTTATTGGATCGTAGAGCTAAGCTGGTAGGAGAGCGTACATTTAAAGAAGAAAAGATTCCTGAGTTCTATGCTCAACAGGCATTAGGCGCTGGCTTTATGATGACTGCCTATGCCATGACGCAGCAAGGTATATTAACAGGTCACTACTCTACTGACGCAGCTACTCGTAATCGTGAGATTGCGTCTGGTATTCCTCCGATGTCTATCAAGATGGGTGATCGATGGGTAAGCTATGACCGTATCGAGCCTTTGTCTACAGTGCTTGGCCTTGTTGCTGACTCTATGAAGGCACTGAAAGAAGGTAAGATGAAAGGAGAAGGCGTTGGTGTAAGTAACGTCTTTAAGATTGTGGGGCAGAACTTCTTGGATAAGACGTTTACTGAAGGTCTGGGTAAGGCTATGTTGGCGGTGCAAGAGCCTGACCGTTATCTTGAGTCATATCTTGTCTCTCTGACCAATCCTGTAGTGCCTGCAATTGTTAATCAGATTGCTCGTCTTGAAGACCCTATCCGTAGGGAAGTTAAAGATCCTGAAATGCAGCAATGGATTCTTAATAATTTAAAGAGCAGATTACCAGGACTGCGAGAGACATTACCTGAGCAAGTGAACCTGCTGGGACAGACTCAACAGATGGGTCGTGGTTCTGTACTTACTGGTATTCAGGTCACTCCTGCGGCACGAGAAGCTACGCAGGCTATCTTTGATAATCCTTATCTCAAGATGGATAGGATGGATCGTAAGATAGGCGGCATCGAGCTAACTGGTGAGCAGTACGCAGACCTTGAGAATCGTGTTGGTGATAGCTTGAATAACGTAGCAGGCATTCTGATTAACAACCCTGGCTTCCAGGCACTAAGTAGACCTATGCAAGCCAGAATGTTTAAAGGAGTAGCTGAACAAGTCCGTAAAGCTGAGCGTCTACGCACATTGTCTGGCTTGATCCAGGATCCTGAGAAGCGTTCACAGTTTATTCTTAACGAGATTAAGAAGCGTGGCGCACAGACTGATGAACTTCTAGAAGATTAATGAGTGAACCAGTTACACAAGCTGCCAAGGCTGCTGTCTCTGGTATCAGAGAAGCTTTAGCTGTTGGAAAAGAACTAGAAGCTGTTACCAAAGATATACAGGATCTTGGTAAGGCAGATGTCCAGGCTCGTGCAGCTTATCGTAGAAAACAGAAACAAAGACCAAAAGATACTGCTGTATTCTCCGCAGTAGAAGAGTGGCGTGGAGTCTACGAAATCAAGAAGATAGAAGAAGAGCTGAAGCACGACATCATAGCTAAGCATGGACAGGCTGCTTGGGATGAGGTCATGACTATTAAAGAACGAATCGTTAAGGACAACAAAGACCTAACTGATGAGTATGGCAGGGACTTAAGAAAGCTGGCAATGCTCAAGTGGTACTGTTTCATAGCTGCGTTCCTGCTGGTCAGCTTTGCCTACGTACTTGGATATAAACCTTAAGGAGCTGTTATGCTGTCTCTAATTTCTACCCTTGGTGGTCTGCTTATTTCAGGTCTACCTAAAGTACTTGATTTCTTTCAGGATAAAAACGATAAGAAGCAAGAGCTGGAGCTAGCCCGTATCCAGACTGAGCGAGAGCTTGCCCTGGCTGAAAGAGGCTTTATCGCCCAGCAGCGGGTGGAAGAGATCCGTACCGACCAGGTAGCTATGCAGGCAGATGCCCAGATGACGGTAGCTGCTTTGGACCATGACAAGAAGATCATGGATAAGGCCAGTAAATGGGTCGTAAACTACGTTGGTACTGTACGCCCTACAATAACTTACCTCTTTGTCCTGGAACTGATAGCGATCAATGCCTGGCTAGCCTGGAACATCTTTACTATACCCAGCTTAGTTAGCTCGGTAGGTGACCTGGAAAGGGTATCTGAGCTGATCTTTAGCAGCGATGAGATGGCTATGCTGGGTGGGATCATAGGATTCTGGTTTGGGTCTAGAGGCTGGCAGAAGAAGTGAAGGTCTCGAAGCAGTGTATTGAGAACATTAAGAAGGACGAAGGTGTAAGAACACGTCCGTACAGGTGCCCTGCCCTACTCTGGACAGTGGGTGTCGGTCATGTCATAGACCAGAATCATATCAAGGTTCCCTTCCATGAGCGCAAAGATCTACCAATTCCCACAGGCTGGGACAGAACCTTATCTATGGCTGAAGTGGATGACATCCTTGCAAAGGACTTGGCTACGTTTGAGCGAGGAGTGTTACGACTGTGCCCTACTGGGCTTACTCAAGGCAGGTTCGATGCCCTGGTATCTTTTGCATTCAATGTCGGCTTGGGCAACCTACAAAGATCCACAATCAGAATGAAGCATAACCGTGGAGACTTTGCAGGTGCTGCCGAAGCGTTTATGGCATGGACTAAAGCTGGAGGAAAGGAATTGCCAGGATTAGTCAAACGCCGTGAACACGAGAAGGATATGTATCTACTGCCATCCGCAGAGGAAACGGACGAAGAGTAAATCTATCACTAAGTAGTGAACCTCGTCCTCTGGGTTTTGTACATATTCAAAGCCTAACATCATACCAGTAATAAAACTTGCTTCGATCATCATATTTCACAATGCCCCGCTACGCAGGCTAGGGTCTGCGCTCCCTCTACGTTATCATCCTCTTCCTTAAGATTATCCCACGNNTGCTGCATTCCTCATAAGGAGCTTGACGATAAGTGCCTCCATCCCACGGCAAGAAACTAATACCAGATATCTCATCGAAGTTCCTCCATACCCACGCTCCAACATCCATCCACTCATCTTCTTTAACAGAGATAGTGACAGAAGGCTT